CATCCATGCACGTTTGGAGTTGGTTTTCACCCCGCCGACCCGCCGCGTACCACCGCGCCGCCGCGCCGGACCTTGCACGGTCGGAATAAAGTTTGACAGGGTTTTGCACCCGGTAAAGTACTTGTCTTGGTCAACGCGCCCATCAAGAAGTGGAGACAACTCCCCGCCGTTGAACGAGGTTACAATCGGTATGGCTCTGGGCATCAGTAAATCCTCGCGATGATCCACGAACTATCGGGAATGTACTGTGGCGGCATCTGGATTGCGTTCGCCCGTTTGGCCTTGACGAGTTCTCTTTGGTACGCCCTGTCCGCCAGTGTGACCATACCTTCCGATTTTGTCAGCGACATCGCCAGTCGGGTGGCGAGCGCAGCGGACACGACGTTGCCGAATAGCGGCGTCCATACTGTTGGCTCGCTCGATACGTCGCGAAGGTAGGTGATCTTTAGCGGGGCTTCGATATCGGTGTATATCGCTCGCCCGTGCAGTTCGTAAACGGGGATAGGATTGATGTCGATATAGCGCAGTGCAGAAAACACCCATTGATCGTTAAGTTCCACAAGCCGCACAAAATCAGCGGGCAGGTTGTATGCGCGACCGAATTTGAACAAAGGGGCAGTGGCGTTTTCGGGCAGCGCAATCTGCTTCTTGGCGAAGAACCAAGCGTGGGCTTCCAGCTCGCTGCGGACAACTTGGTCGTACACCTCTTTGGCTTGGCGCGCGCTTTCCGTGTCTTCGTCGGGGTCCGCAATCAGATTGGCAGATATCAGTCGCAATCCGTTGTTAATCACTTGCGTTCGTGACAGCATCTCTAGCCCCTAACGTAAAATGGCCGGGGCGTTACCCCCGGCCATGAAGGTCGCCCTTCGTCGTATATTAAGGCCCGACGAAGAACAAGTCAATGACAAGCCGTGCGTTCGCAGTGCTGGGGAGCGCCGCAACCGCAACCGTCAAGATGATTTCTTCTTCCGCCGCCAATGGACCCGCCGCCATAGCCGCCGCCTTGCCAAAGTGGGTCGGAGCGTCAACCGAAGTAAACGTGGCCGCCGCACGGTACTTAGTGGTGTCCGCAGCGGTGCCGATAGCGATAGTGGAAGTGCCGAGCGAAACGGAACTCACAAGCATACCGTGCGAGAACCGCATACCGGCGGGGATACGCGCAAGCGATACGGTGTCGGTCGTAAGGATGCTCGCGCCGCTTTGCGTAGGGGACAGCTTTGGTGCATCGAGCGGGATCGTAGCGCGAAAGGTACGAGCCCGAGCATTGTATGCTTCGTCACCGGCAGGAGTAGGCGGGTTAGCGCCAAGCCACTGCTGTTCATTTGAAAGGTACTTAGGCATTGTGATAACTCCTGAATAAGAATTGTTCGCGAGGAAACCGGGGCACTTGGCCCCGGCGTAGTATTAGGCGCTGTTGACCGCGATCTGGATAACCTTTTTCTCTTGGGTGCGAGTGGCCCCGACAATCATTTCAGACCACAACTGCGTGTTGTAGTTCTTGTCGGGACGCGGATCGACACGGGATTCCACTCCGCTCCAAGTGCCGTAGTGCACTCCACTTTCGCACCACACTGGAATGAAGCGAGCGGCAGCCGCCAAGCCCCCCGGCGCGATGGTCGGAAGGGACAGCGGGTAGCTTGCGGTAACGCCGTCCGTGAGTGTTGACTGCCACTCTATATGGACAAAGTTAATGCCCATGAACGAGGTGACACGGCCATCCACCAAGGTTGGGCGGTCGTTGTAGTCCGCATTGGTGATCTGGAGTTCACCGAGCAGGTTGTCATGTTCAGTTGCAGTGATAGCGCAATACAACTTCTCGCGGGCTAGATCGACACCCGCCGCCCGCGCCAACCGAGATGCAGCGCGGAGTTTAGGAACGTTCAGTCCGGAGTTAGCACCACCGGTGTTCACGCCGACAACTTGAGTTGCGGGGAACGCCACGGTGCTGAGACCTTGTTCGCCGACCGGCGCAGGGGTGAAGAACGAAGCGCCGATTTCATCATCCGCCGAGCGGCCCAGCGCTTCGGCCATCGCCTTCGCGTAGTTCGACTTAAGATCGATGAGGGTACGGATTACGTCAACTTGGTCTACCAAGGTGCTCGTCGTCAGCGTGTGGGGCAGAACCCACCGGCGATCAGCCGCTACTGACAAGTGAGGCGTATCCGCGTGGCGGCTGCGATCACGGATCACACCGATGGTGCCGATCTGATCGACCACCGCGCCGGACTTGCCGGTGTATGAACCTTTGCTGCAAAATCCGGTCAAACGCATACCGGTCTGCTGGAGCAGATGTTCTACGTTCTGGGTGAACTGGATAACGTGATGGGCTTGTGGTATATAAGACATAGCGCGAACTCCCGCGTGAGGGTTAAAATTTCCTTTAGTTTCGCGGTTGTCCAGCGTGTGCCGGGCCGACATATGTCGGGGCTGTCGGGCTGGGGGCTTGTGCCTTTGGCGGCCTGCAACCCCGACGCTGTTGTGAACTTATCAATTCAAATCAGAATTGTCAACTGAGACAAAGAAAGGGGCCGAGTGTTACCCCGGCCCCCTCAAGTCTAGGGAGGAAACACCTACAAGAGGCGATTTCGTATGTATCACGCTCTGGCGTTTTGTGCAAGCAGCGCGAGGCTGTTCATTTCCTCGATCGCTTGCGCACGGATTTTAGGATCGGAGTTGTCGTACCTCGCCATGAAGTTCGGGTCTGCGCGAAGCTGTGTCATCTTTTGCAGCGCCGCGCCGGGGCTGATTGCTCCGAAGCCTGGAGTGCTGCGCGTTTCCCTGTCAGGCGGTCCGGCCTCTACATAGTTACGCCCAAAGAACTCGAACATCTTGGCCGCCGCCGCAGGCCCTACCGCTTGCTCCACTGCACGAACCTGAGCCTCTTCGATCCCCGCGGCTTTCAGTGCGGCCTTGGCGATCTCTACCTTTTGCTCGTACTGCGCACCCCACTCTTTTTGCAGCCCTTCGACCTGCTGCGCGTGTTCCGTCTGGACACGGCTCGCCGCGTCGAGTTCAAGTGCTTTATAGCTTTCCGTAACCGCTGCCGCTTGGGCTTTGGTAAGCCCCGCTTTGTGGAACCAATTTTTTGCAGCATCCGAGAACGCAGGATCAGCGTTTGGGGGGAGTTCGATTTCATACTCTGACGCCTCTTTAGGACGGCCAAGTTTTTCATAGATCGCATCAAGCGCGGCCTTGTCGTTCTCGTCCTTCGGCAGCATCACAGTTCGACCGGCCTTGTCCGCCCCGAAAACCTTTTCAAGATTTTGGTAACTCTGCAAGATCGCCATTGGATCGGTATCGCTTTTCCAGCCTTTACTTTCGGCCCATGCTTTGTCCTCGGCGGACAGTTTGCCGAACCACCCTTCGGGCGGGGGAGCGCTCTGCTGCTCAGTCTTGTCCTGCGGCGGGGTGTTGTCCTGCGGCGGGGCGCTGTCCTGCGGTGGCGGGGCACTAAAAACGGACGTCGTTTGTTCGGTAGTCATAGGTCTTCCTCTAGGTTGTGGCGCTCTTCAAGCGTAACGCTCAGCATTCGAGCGAGAAGGTCAAAGATTTCACGCCGCCCTGCCGCCCGCGCCATTGCGAGCGGATCAATAGTTCCAGTTACTTGCGATACAGGCGGGCCGTACCGGCCATCCCCGTTGCACTCGCGGCGGAGATACGAAAGTATCAGCCGCGCATTTTTCGTAAGTTTGCCGTCCGGCCCGATGCACATGGACCGTATGGCTTGTTGTCTGACGCGCGCTTTAGTTTTGGGATTCGTCATTCGCCGGTTCCGTTGGCTCTACAGACATTGTTGGCGGCCAAGAAACACTAGAAAAATCAGCCGTGTACTTGATACTTGATTTTCCAGTCGAACGTCGCGCGAGTTCTGCGCTAATCAAATCAGTGGTAAACCCTTCTTCCCCCGGTCCGGGGCCGCGTTCGTTCTCGGTAGTCGGGAACCACACCCCGTCATCCCACGTTTCACCTGTAGACACGTTGTCCATTTTAATCATCCAACGCATAGTTCAATCCTTTGTTGTGTCAAGCGAAGTACGTATTCACCGCCAAAATGTCACCTGCTACGAGGGCTCCGGTGTCAGCATCCGCCGCACCGGTTGACAACCCAAACCCTATCCCCGTCGCAAACGATCGACCAAGAAGTCCAAAATCGATGTCAAAACTGCTAGAAGCAGGCAGAGCAAACGTGTCCACTGGCGTGTCAGTTCCGACCACTGGCGCGGTGGCTTTGTTGTAGAGCTTCAAAAACCTCAGTGCGGTGGCGGCGCTGTACCCTGTGATTTTATAGATACGCCCTGCCGTAGCCTTAACAAGCGTTGCGTTGTTTCCGGCTGCGGCCGAAACCAGTCGGTTAGGAGTACCCAGACCGCCAGAGGTTGCGCGCACACCGCCACCTACGTCCCCGACGAGGGAGGACCCTGCAAGTATAGTAGTAGTTCCCGTAAGAGCAAACGAAGTGGCGTTCAGTAGTATATTTGCGGTTCCTGTCACCGCCGCAGTAGCAGTGACACGAACTGCTGTGTAGCCGGAGACATCGAACTGGTACACTCCGTTGGCTGTTAATGTTGTCGCCACGCCACGGGTAGCCGCGTTGACAAATGCGGCTGAACCTACTGTAACCCATACGGCGCCGTTGACTGTAACTTGCAACGATAGCGTTCCGGTCCACGTGCCCGCGACCTGCACAACTGCAAGCGATTTAGCTTCCGTATCTATTTCTACCGCCGAACCTGCGGTGGCAACGCCAGTAAGGTTCGAGTTCAGAATGGTTATATCGCCTACTACGGAAAAATCTTTTTGGACTGGATTAGCCATGTTACATCACTCCTGCACCGGGGGTTAGGGTTTGGGCTTTGGCAGACAGCATCTCCGCCTGAGCAAAATCTTTCGCGGCGGACGCGATACCCGGCGCGGCTTCAACTGCTTGCTGTGCAAGCATAGCTTGTTGGTTGTTCTGTGCTTTCTGCTGCATCTCGGCTTGGTCGAACAGGATATCCGGCGGGGCGCCGTTAATGTCCGCCATGCGCTCCAGCGCGCGGTCAACGTTAAGCTTTTCCATGACATCAGGCTTGAACTGCGCCATCTGGCCCGCGAACTCTATGGTTCGCAAAATACCAATGCCTTCTTCGGCTTTGATAGCACGGGTCAACGGACTGTCGTACTCGATATCGAGCATACTGTCTTCGATCAGTTCGTCAGGGATTTCGTTTGTGTCTACAGCACCGGCGTGGAAGAGAATGTCTATCTCGCGCCGGATAATGGTGCCGAGGAATTCTGTGCGCAGCCGCCCGCCGATAGGCCCGAGAAGTGCACCCTTCTCTTGGACAAGCTGCATGACTTCGGTGGCCGTCTTCCGGTCGGATGTGTTTTGCACCAAGACTTGAAACAGGTTGACGAGAAACGCGCCGTTGATCGCTTGCCTGCGCTGGTCCAAAAGCTCTAGCGTGAAGCCTGTATCGCCTTGCGGGCGCAGCGGCTTTACCCGTTCTTGCCCGTCCGGGGACAGATAGCCGTAGTTAATAGCACCGGGCTTCACCGCAAACGGGTCAAGGCTATCAGCATCGGTAGCCATCCACGGCGGATCGGTGACAAGTTGGCCGTACCGAAGGCTTGTCTTGACCATCTCTTGCAGCGTCAAATTGTCGGAAAGTGAATCTTGGCCGGGGCCACGCGCATAGATTTCCCGTGGCGCTGTGACGTAACGCGCCACCGCAAACGGGAACGTGCGGTAGCCGCCCTCTTCCACGATCACCGTTTCATCCCCGAGAGAAAACACCACGGAAGCAAATGGCATGTTCTTGTTGTCTTTTTTGGTAGGGTCTATCTCCTCGCGAGGGAACACCGCTTTACAGAACTTTATCTTTTTGAGCGGGTTAATACCTGCATCGGCTTTGATCGATTTCGGCAGCTTGTCGCCCCACTTCTGCACAGCTTGGCGCTGTGTGTACTCGTGCACCCAATAGGCGGTGTCGATGACGCCGTTGTGGTCCTCGTCGAACCAAATTTCAGACAAGTGAACCGCCAGGTACTTGATCCCCGGCTTTGCGTCGTGGATGTACAACACGCCGTTCCCGAACGCCCCGAGGCTCATGTAGACTTCATACGCCCGGCTCGCAAAGTTTGCGTTCGGGGAGTAGCGCACCGAAAACAGCAAATCATTCAAGTCTGACAAAAAGTTACGCACCTCGGGCTTGCGGTTGAACTTTCGGTTTTTCGGCGTGAGCATATGCCACTTGCTCGTTTGAGGCGTGATCAGCGTGTCAATGGCGGCAGCAAAACGGGGCAGTGCGAGCTGCGCGGTGCTATCGAATATCTCTTGGTTCAGGTTGGTTCCGGGCGCGTAAGTCGTCGTAAAGCCCACAGACGTCGGCAACGTGACACGAGCGATTTTGTCCCACGTTCTATCAAAGTTGGAACGGTCCGCTTGAAGCGCTTTGAGCCGGTCGTTCAGCGTGGTTGCGCGATCAGTTTCCACTTACTGCCCCACAGTTTTTGTCGTACCGAGGTTAGGCAACCCTGTTTCACTCGTAAGGATTGTGGTTCTGCGCCCTTGCCTGCGCGAAGCGATATCTTCCATGTTTATTTTGGAAGTGGCGTCATCGATCTGCGGGGCAGGCGACGGCTGCACCGGCTTAGGCATACTTGGGCTACCGCCAAACAATCCAGACATTTGAACCTCTCACAATCTGACGTAACCTGTGCCTTCCGCCACAACGAGCAACGGGCGGCTTTCCCCCGCCCAATACGCACGACGGTTTGCTGAGCGAGCAAATCTTCTGCCCATCATAGCGTAGCGGCTTGCGGAAATCAAATCATCATTTAGCTTGACGATCAAGCCGTCTTTGCGGTGGTAAAGATTGAACTCGTTAAGCCACATGGTGCAGGTACTGAACGTCTTCCAGCGGCCTTCGTTCATCCGTGTGAGCATTTCCATAACGCCTGCTTCGACACCTACGGACCCATCCTCGAACGTTACGTGCGACGGGTGGGTGTTGAGCCCGGCGCTCTTGTACTGACGCGCCAACTGCACTCCGGAACCCTTGTCATGCTGGTGACCATCGTGGGGCCACATCCACGGCAGGAAGCCGCCCCACTGCCTGAGTGTGGCAGCATGGACAAGCGGGGTCTGTTTTGTTTCCCGGTACTCGCGGGTCAAGTAGATCGTATCGGTGTCGCGGTCCCAGCACAGCTCGACCGCAGCGAACGGATGGTCCCACCCGAAGTCCATGCCGCAGACCCGCGCCCAGTGATCCGGTATGCGGATCGGGTCGATCTTGATCCGGTCTTCCGAGATGTTGAAGACGCGGCCCGAGCCAAGCACAGGTATGCCGCGCGTTCTGGCGTCACGGGTGCTGTCGTCGTAGGACGCGATGATCTTTGCTTTCTGCTCGTCAGAGTAGTGCCCGACGTCCTCGATCGTCATCTGGACGACAATGCGATCATTGCCCGGGTTCTGGAAGAACTTCATGACAACTTGGGACATGCCCTTGAGCGGCGTGAAGGTGATATACACAGAACCTTCGGTCGCGTTGGTTCGGGTGACGGCTTCTTCGTACACATCGTAGGGCGGCTCTTCATCGAGCCACACGCCATCCACGGTATCGGCCTGCCACTTGGAGCGGCCTTGGTCGAAGCTTTTGAAGCGCACCACCGATTGACCACCTTGGACGTGATTGACCACAACGGCATCGATTGCATCTTTGATCCCGGCGCGGCGCTTTGGCTTCTGCGCGATCCGTTCGCGCGGTATCAGGCCGGTCCCCCACGCTTCTTCGATCGAGGGCGGCCCGACGAGAAGCCGCTGCATGCCATCGCGGGTCAGCTCGCCGCTTTCCGACCCGGCGAGCCACGAGGTTGGTCTGGTCCATACGCGGCCTTTCCAGCCGGGCGGGTACATGCCGGTGAGGTGGTAGGCGAGTTCTGCTGCACCGGAATAGGTTTTCCCGAGCTGGTTACCTGCGGAAAACAAGCGTTCGCGGTACCGGCTTCCGAGTTCATGGAACAGCATTTGTTTCGGATACGGCCTGTAGTCTTCAAGCTTTGTCAGCTTGGACTGCTCCTGCTTGGCCGCGTTGACCCGTTGGAGCAGTGACTGGAGTTCGTTTTCCGAGAGTGTGCTTAAATCAACCATCAGCTTGCGCGGTTTGAGTTTTCAAGATACTGCACTACAAGTTCAGCGTAGCCTGCAATGTCTTTCCAGTGGTCAATCACAAACGGGTCACCGCAAGCAATCCGCGCCAGCTTGACACAAATCATCTGTCTGGCGTGTTCGATCTGCGGTGATACACCGGCGTGATGAGTGATTGTACTGTGATACTGTAACTTTGACGCGACGAACGCCGTTTCCGCAAAATCGCCATGGGTTTTGGCGCGGTCTTTGACAAGTTTTTTGGCGTTCATCAGTTCCACTCCGGCACGAGGATTGCGGGGGTTTCGGGTTCTTCGAGGTCGATCTTTAGCATGATCGGGTGTTCGCGGTGCGGTTTGTGGATGCCGACCTTGGTTGCTTCGTTCACCAAGGAGAGCATCTTGTTCCATGCCGCGACAAGTTCGACCTTGTGCTCGGGGGCACCCGGCGGCAAAGCCTGCATGATCCCGTAGCCCGCACCACCAGCCCATTCGATGATCTGGCCGTCAGCGCGGAGTTCTTCCTTCATGTAGCGGTCATTGGCCACAAAGAAGCGGTCAACTGCTTCCTGCATGGCGTGTTTCGCCTTGATATCGCTCAGGATTTCCGAAAGCGCTTTGGCGATAACCGGCAGCGAACCAGTCCGGAAGCGGCGCACAACATCCCGCGACTTCTTTGCATCCGCCGAGTTGGTCGCTTCGATCCGGTCGGCTTTGTCGAGCTTTCGCGCTTCCGGCTTTTTGACACGCGGATCGTTCCGCAATTGTTCCAGTATGTCGTTCATTCTACCATTCCTTTAAGTTTTTCAGCGGCTTCCGGCAGTTTGCTTCGCTCAAGCTTGGC